GTTGATGCCGAGGATGGTTCCGGCGTCGGATCCACCGATGCCCTCGCCCCTGGCTTCGAGCCATTCGGCCTTAGTGATTACATCTGTACGGGTTACTACCTTCATTGTGCCTCCTCAGGCGCTAGGTACTGCGTTGATACTAATGCAGGGGTGTGACGTGGTCAAGTCGCGGCTTTGATGCTCGACAGCAGGCTCCGCAGACCGTCGAGACGCGACTGGGCGGCTCGCAGGCTCTCCCGTGAGGTCGTTAGTCGGTTGTCGGCAATCTTGTAAGCCAGGAGCAGGTCGGCGCAGGCGTCGGTGGCGTAGTCCTCCACAGCCCCGACGGTGGCTTTGTCGTGCAGGGCTCGGTAGGTCAGACGGGCTTTGGCGAACTCAGTCTTGTAGGCCACCTCGGTTTCGGCGGCAAGGTCTCCGGCCTCGGCAATCTGATCCACGAGCTCGTCAATCCGGCGCAGGCTCTTGGCGATGCCGTCCTGCACTCGGGCGACGGTGAAGAGGTCAGCCATTAGAGACCAGTTGTTTCGTCAGGTTTTCGATGATTGCCAGGAGCCGTGAGTTTTGTTCGCGCAGGTGCTCGACCTCGTTCTGCTTTGGTGATGCCTCGATGCTGGGCGTGCGGCCTGTTACGTCGAAGCCTGCCACCATAAGGTCGGCATAGGTGAATAGCAGGGCTCCATTGAGGTCGCTTTTGCCTGCGCTCTTTAGCCTGCCGTCTTTCCACGCTCGTCGGATGGTGTCGGGGTGGACGCCGCTCAGACGCGCTGCTTCCCTGATTGAGAAACGCTTGTAGGTCGTAATCACTTTCTTTCCTTTCGAGAGGTTGCAAGACTGGCACGACTTGACTAGGTTCTCCACTTTGTCTGCCCCACCTGCCGCCAGTGGCATCAGGTGATCCATGTGCCATTTTTTACCATCGGGGTCAAGCTGGTTAGTCCCACTTCGGCCACAATGGGCGCACGCGATGACTTCAAACATCAGGTCAAAGGCTCGCTGCCGAACTTGCCAAGACCGCCTGCTCATCGTGGCATCCCGAAGAATGCGCCCAGAATGACTACGCCGACCATGAATAGAAACGTGCTCATTCGTCCTCCTCCCATTCGTCCTCTGCCACCTTGTTCCAGTCCTCGTTATAGCCGAGGTCTCCGTTCTCCAGCCAGTAGAACGGGGCGAACCCTGGCTCCTTGAGCATGGAGCAGAGGATGTTGAACACCTCGTAGCTCATCTTGACTTCGTTCATGCTGCCCCCCAGAGGATTGCTCGGCGTCCTGACTTGGTCTTGGTCTCGCCCACCTGCTTGACCAGCCCGTCCTGCGCCAGTTCGATGCGTCGGGGTCGGGCGGTGTTGGGGGCGAGGTTGAGTCGCTCGGCGATCTGCTCGTCGGTCATGGGCTCTTGGCGCAGGGCTTCGAGTACCCGACTACGGAGCGAGGCCGTCTTGCCCATCATGCTCTCGGCGGCGAGGATGCTGGTGAGCGTGTCCTCGTAGGGCGGTAGGTCGAAGAGGTTATAGGACATCCCAGCCCTCCTTGATGAGCTCGTTCGAGCGACACTCGACGCCGAACACAGCGTGTTCTAGAACGCTGTAGTACGCCACCAGCGTCGGCTCGTGGTTCACGCCGTTGATAGTGTCAGCCTCGACGAGACCGAAGTATTCCTCGCCTCGTGGCTGGACGTACTCGATGACGTAGATCCGCTTGAACTCGTCCTGGAACTTCAGCGAGGCGTAGGCGTAGACAAACGGGATGCGGTTGGTGTTGATTACTTGGTAGTTCATGACAACTCCGTTCCGCAGACTGAGCAGGGGATTACGTCACCGTTGGAGCCGGTGAGGTCGGCGGTGGCTTGACGCTTGCCGTACTTGTTCGTCCAGCAGGTTGGGCAGAAGATTGTCCACTTGCCATAGGCGAAGCGTCCGTAGGCGTAGGGCTTGACTTCCATTAGTTCGTCACCAACTTCCACCACGCGGCCTGCTCGGCCACTTCCTCGGCGCTGCGTGTGCCTGGCTTGATGCAGCCGAACATAAAGCAATCCCGCTTCAACTGCTCGCACTTGTCGCACTTGTTCATTTCTTCCTCCTCAGGAACTCGGCGTTGTTGCCGATGTATTCATTATTGTCCAACGGTAGGACACAATGCAAGTCAATTTAGAAAGATTTTTTAGAAACTTTTAGAACCCTTGCAATTACTGGGCTTTAGCGCGTCGCTGGGCTTGGTAGCACGCCTGGCAGAGCCCCGAGCGGAGGCGATCCGCAGGGGTGCAATAGACCAAGCGGTCGCACTCCTTGCAGTTCGCGGTGGTCTGGGCTTTGGCTTGTTCCTTGCCGGTCTGCACGAAGCGCACGAGGTCTTGGAGTTTCTGCGAGCAGCGCGCCATCTCGTCGAGCAGTCGGCTGATGTCTCGGACGCTATCGAACACGGGGTCTGCGAGACGTGCGCTCTCCTTGCGGATGACGGCGGCGGCGGTCGGGTCGGAGTGTGTCCCCTTTCCTCGGGGGCCACGCTCGGCGCTGTCGGCGATGGCTCGGGTTCCGGCGCGTCGGCAGAGGTCGAGCATTACGCCGTCGGTCAGACGTGAGATGGTGGCCTCGATTATCTTGCGGTCACGGATCATGCGGTCTGAGTTCTTCACGGGTTCCTCCTCGACACGATTTCCTCAATGCTAGCCCAGTCGCTTGGCTTCCAGAGATAGACCTCGGCGCAGGGGATTTGGCGCAGCTCTTCGAGCACGTCATCTTGGGCTGGGGAGGTGCGCCCCTTCTCTCGCTTGAGTTCGGCGAAGATGAGACGAGTGCCACGCCAAGCGGTGACATCGGGATAACCGGCAAGGCTCACCCGTCGGCTGTCGGGGACGGAGTAGACCGACCAACCGTTCAGGCGCATGAGGTGGGCGACCTGCTCGTGGAACTCTTTCTCCAGCATGGAGTTCTTCCACACGGATTTGCCGAAGAGGGGGTCAGTGGTCACTCTTGGCCTCGAACATGAGTTCCACCATCGTCGTTAGGGCGTCGGTCTTTCCTCGGCGCTTGATGTCCTTCTTGCGCTTTCGAGGGGTGCGGTGCTCGGAGTAATACCAGCACTCGGTATTGAAGGCTCGGCCTATGTAGAACTTACGCTTCTCGCGCATAGATCTCCCTTGCTCGGTGGGCGGCGATGAGGTCGGCGGAGGTTGCCCAGGAGTGGACGGTGAAGCCGTGTTCTTGAGAGAAGGCAGGGTTCTCGGTGATGAAGGTGTGGCAACGTCGGCAGAGGGCGAGGACGTTATCGTCTGCCAGAATGTCGCCCCCTCGGGCTCGGGTCATAATCTCATGCACGTCTACCGAGTGGTTCGAGCAGACGTAGGGGATTTGAGCCTCGCACTGGGGGCGTTCTTCGAGGATGCGCTTGACGAAGATACGCCGAGCGACGTTGAGGGTCTGGCGCTTCTTGCTCACGGGGTTCAGGCGGCTACGCTTCATCGTCCTCATCTGCTTCTAGGTTGATGCCCTCAAGATTGCTGAGCTCGTCGGGAAACCAGTTGCCCTCGGGCCATCGGTCGTACTTGGCGAAGTATTGGAGAGACCATTCTAGGCACTTGAAGCAGAGATGGGCGTGGGCTCCCCAGTAGCACTCGGTGCGCTCCATGACCCACAAGGTGCAGCCGTCGCAGACCCCTGGTAGCCAGTGGGCGGCTTGGGAGAAGTGCTCGGCAGTCCAGCCGATGACCATCTTGTCTATGGATCCGATGATGGTGAGTTGCCCTTTGACCAGTTGGTTGTTGATGCTGATGTTGTTGCGCCATAGGTAGCAGAGATAGGCGAGGAAGTCGTCCGGCTCTTGGGGGTTGTCCTCGGTGGCGAGTTTCACGTTTTTTAGGCTACTACACCGCGATGCTGTCGCCATCGTCTCCTTCGTCGCCCTCGTCCGTCTCTCGTCCGTCTCCGAGCTCGAACCTCTTGGTCAGGCCGTCGAGCATCTCGTTCGCCTTAGGCGAGGTCAGTCCCTTGCGCTCGTCTCGAGTGACGCGGAGTGAGATGTTTTTGTAGGCGCGCTGGAACTTCCACACCCAGTCCTGCTCGGTGTCGTTGCAGAGGTCACGCCAGCCCTTATCGTCGCCGATGGCCTGAGCGATGGCTTCGTGGGAGAAGGCGATAGGCCAAGCGTCGCGCCCCTTCCAGTGGATTGCGTTTCGCACTTCGTTGGTCGCTTCGGTGAGGTCGGGGACTTCGGAGCCGAGGACGATTTCGACGTAGCGCAGGAAGGTGGCGAAGTTCGGCTGTTCGGTCTCGTTCGCCATGCAGATTTTGGCAGCCCTCACCGCGAGATCGTAGTCTATGTGCTTGATTTCATCGTGCCAGGCGTTGATGTGGATTTTGTCGGCGATGCGGTTGTTCGTGGCGAACAGACGCGAGACGATGTTGGCTGATTGTACTTTGGTCATTACCATTGGCTGTCCTCCTCGGACGATTGAACCCACTCACGGATCTGCGTAACTTTGTCGCGCTTGAACTGAGCGAGGATTGTGTTGTAGTTCTTCTTGAAGGTAAGGGGTGTCAGGATGACGGTGCGCCAGAAGTCGTGCGCCGCCGCCCACTCGAGCAGGTCGGTCACGTCCTCGAGGTCGTGGTCTTTGATGAGGGCCTTGAAGCCACCGAACTGCCGAGCAGTTTCCTCAAAGGGTGGAAGGCCGTTCTCGTCCAATCGAGACTGAAGAAGTTCCACTAAGCCAAGAACGTCGGCGCTCGCCGAAGGCGATGCTTTCGTTACTTGTTGTTCCTTAGATGGGGTTCCTTTAATGATGCTCCTTCTTGTTAGTTCATCCGTGACCCCACCATAGGTCAAATTTGCACTATCCCTTAGTGCATAATTGACCTCACCATAGTGCGGATTTGCACCTACCTCGAGGCTCTTCGGCCAGATGTAATACTCCGAGGAAGTGAGCGAGCCGTCCTGACGGTGCTGGAGATTTGAGACCAGTGCGCCGACCTTCGTGAGTTCAGCCAGGGAACGCTTGACGGTGGCCACCGATACGCCGATGGTGCTCCCGATGGTCTTGTGGGACGGCCACGCGGTCTCGTTGGCTCCGACGAAGCGATCTATAACGCCGAAGATGCGAACGGCGGTCGGGCTTAGGTCGGGGTGGAACAGTATCCACTCGGGGATAACTGCGTAGCGGTGGTTGCGCTTAGATAAACTCGTCTTCACGAGTAGCTCCTATCTTGGTTAGGGGTTGCTCTAGAGGGGCGTGGGGCTGGCTGGCCTCGCGCCTCTCGACCTTTCCAGTGTACCTCACTATGACCTCCTTTGCTGGGGGCGCTGGCGGTTGTATTCCCGATGAGCTGCGCGGCAGGCTTCGCAGACAATCTTGAAGCCCCTCGCCGCCCCTCCAAGTGCCTGGCAACGCTTGGCAAGGATTTGGTAGCCCAGTTCCGAGCCACAGTTGGGGTGGTTGCCCTCAAGGGTGAACTCGGGCGTAATGGTCAGCCCTTCGAGAAACGCCTCGTGCGCTCGCTCGCAGGTGGCGCAGTAGCGGAGGTTGTCCATTGACCACTGAAAGCCCTGCTCAGATCCGCAGTAGGGGTGGAGATTGACCTGCGCCGGATTGACCTTGAGCGAGACGGTGATGTTCTTGAGCGTTACCTTTCGCTCCTTGCGCAGTTCCTTCCGGTCGAGGGAGGTCGTGCCGCCCCAGATGCCGAACACCTCGTGCTTCAGCGCCCAGTCAAGGCATGGCTCTTGGTAGGGGCAACGGGCGCAGATTTTGATGGCGCGTTGCTCGAACTTGACGCGCTTCTCGGTCTGCTCCTTGAGCGGTCTGCCAATGTCGCGCTCGACGAGGGGAGGGAAGAACAGGTTGGTCTTGCCCTTGCAGGGAGGATTATCGAACACGGAGCGCCGCCTTGTGCAGGTTGTAGTAATTGTGCGCGGTGTTGCACTTGGGGCAGGTGCGCCCTCGACGGCGGAGCCAACCGTATCCGGCGTTGGTTCCGCAGTTCGGGTGGTCGGGGGTGTAACTGGGAGGGGCGAGCCGTATCTGACGAACGATGCGGATCTGCTTGCGCTCCTCGGGGTCAGTTCCTCCCCATACGCCGTACTCTTCATGTTGTATTCCCCATTCTAAGCACTCTGTAAGCCTCTCACAGCCGTCGCAGACCTTCTTGGCTTCGTCGGTAAGGGTGATGTCGTAGAAGAGGGCTGTGCGTCCGGTGCAGTTCATTCGGTGATGAGGGCGAAGAAGGCGGCGGTGATGACTGCGGAGAGCGTTGCCCAGCCGAGTGCCTCGAAGGATCGGACGAAACTCGGGCTGTCCGTGAACATGTTTCCGGTCAGTGCGCCGGTGGTGATTGCGACCAGGGCGACGATTTTGCGGATGGTTGATGTCTTGATGCGATACATGGTTTCCTCCTCAGGAATTGTCCAGCTCTTTGCTCGACACCTCGACGCTACATCACGAGACTAGGCCACGTCAATACCTAAAAGCAAGAAACCGGCCCCCGAAGGAGCCGGTCTCTTTTAGAACCGAGGCAACGAAGCTCACGCCTCGAAGTCATCCCCTCGTTTCTTCCTTTTAGTTCGGGTGTAAGGCACCACGACTACAGCCTATCAGCGAGGGAGGACTAGTCCCTGCTTTTTGGCGGCCCGACGCTGTGCGCGGTTCGGGTGGTTCAGGTTCTCGATGTGTGAGATCAGACCCTGGATTTGGATGTGCGCCTGAAGGAGCGCGTACTGCATGAGGTTGGACTGAGCCAAGTCCTTGACCTTGCTGGCCTTCGCGCCACCGTAGACCTCAAGGGCTTCCTCGGCGCTCAGCTCAATCTCGCCGTAGTTGGCGACAATCCCGTCGAGGATGGCCTTGACTGCTTCTGATGTGGTCGCCATTAGAACGCGTCCTCGGGCTCGGCGTAGCGAGGGGTGGCAGGCTTCGAGAGCCCCAGCCCGACGCTGGCGGTGTTGAAGCGCAGGTCTGGGCCACACGCCTCGACCTTGACCTCGACCACCGTGCGCTTGTTGCCGTCCTTATCGTCGTAGGAGCGCTGTTCGAGCGTTCCCGTGACGACGGCGCGGTTGCCCTTGTGGAGGCTGTCGGCGATGTGGGTGGCGATAGATCCGAGCGCCGAGCAGTCGAAGAATGAGGTCTGCTCAATCTCCGTGCCGTTGCGGTCTTTCCACTTCTTCGTCACTGCCAGGGCGAACTTGACTGCCGGTGTGCCGGTGTTCAAGAACTTCAATTCGGGGTCACGGGTCAGGTTCCCGACCAGTGTGATGGTGGCCTCAGCCATTACTTCTCCTCTTTCGTTAGGGACTGGATAATCTTACTGCACTCGACCTCGGTGAGCTCGTAGAGACCGGCGAGTTGCCGACCCGTCTGGGCTTCGAGGAACGACTTACGCTCGTCGGCCTGTGGGTAGACCTTGAGCAGTTCTTCACGGACGGCCTTTTGCTGATCCGTCAGTTCGGGAGGGGTCTGGCGCTGAGCCTTCGTCATCTCCTCGCGGCTGGGGCGCTTGCCCTTCGGTGCGTATCCGGCGTTCGCCAGTGCGCGACCGATGCTGGAGGTCTCTCCGTTCTCCGCCGCACTCGTCTGGTTCACGCCCCGAGTGGTGACGGTCTCCTCGGCGTAGCCGGTGGCGAAGGGCTGCTGCTCTCCTTCGCGGTAGAGGCAGGCGCGGAAGATAAACTGCCCGTTGCCGTGATGGACCAGGTCGGTGAGGACACGCCCGTTGGGGTGCTCCTCCCAGAAACGTGCCAGGCGAACTTCTACCGGCTCGTAGTCGGCAAGGTTGAACGCTGCCATCATGCACCTACCGTTTCCACGACGGTCACGGAGCCGGTGATTGTGTCCATGAGTTGCTTCACGTTGTCCACGAACGAGCCGTGCTTGATAGTGACCTCAGCGAAGCAGAGCCCGACCATCATGGTCGAGTATTCCTCCGCAGTGAGTTGGATTTGATACTTCATTACTGGTTTCCTCTTTCTAGTTGTGCAGCCAATAGTGGACTGCTGATTTCGAGACCTTGATGCCGGTCTCTTCTGTGAGGAACTTCGCTATCTCGCGATAACTGGTTCCCTCAGACCTTGCCTCGGCGACGTATTCCATGAGGTCGTAGCCGAGCCGTTCTTCAATTATGAGCTGTAGGTGTGACATCGCTCCACTTCCGCAGTAGATCCGTGAGTTCGTCACAGTTGCGATTGAAGTGAATGACGGTAGTAGGGGTCTCCTCATCCACCGGCATCTTCACCGCCTGGATTACCCCGTCGCCAACGCTGAGGCTGACGTAGACGTTCATGTGGTCGTGGCCGAAACACCAGACCTCGCCGTCCTCGTTGGTATCTACCAGCGCGTAGCCGAACTGGTTGAGTGTGTCTTTGATGGTCATGCTTTCGCTTTCTTGGTCTTGGGTTTGCTAACTAGGGTCGGGCCGAAGTGACGGTACTTGGAGTGTTGCCACGTTCCCCCGATGACGGTGATCCACAGAGGGTTCTGCTCTTCGTCGAGGCGAACCGAGTAGAACGTGAACTTCCCACGTTGCCCGACCACCTTGACCTCATCGCCACGCTCGTAGCCGTTCCACGATGAGAGAACGACACCCTTCACAACTGCCATGTCTCCTCCTTGTCTCGCTCGGCGTAATACTCGAACGCCGTATCTACACACTCGTCACAGACGAACTCGAAGGCGAACATCGCCCCCTTGCGGTACTTCTTGCACCACTTGCAAAAACTCATAGCACCTCCTCAGGTGTCTTTATCTTAGTCCTATCGTTGGACACTTTGCAAGTCATTAGTTAAAGAGTGAAACCCCCACCGGAACACTGAGTGCGGTCAGTCCGGTGGGGGTCTCTACCTGAGGAAGGTAATGAAGCAGAAGCTCCGTCTGTAATCCTACTGCCTGTTACGGAACGCCTCGAAGAGTTGTGCAGGGGTGACGGTGTAGATGTCGTCAAAGTCGTGCAACCAACCTCCGAAGCGCATGGCCTCAGCGACCAGCGCCGAACAGATCCAAGTGCCAGGGCGTCGGAACGAGGGGAACCACGAAGGTGTCGCCACGTCAAACGCGCACGAGGCGATACTGCCCCACCCGTACCGGCTGCCGACCTGCTCGCGAGCGAACGCCAGAATGTCGTTGCGATCCATGCGTGGCGTCGGCTCAAGAATGGTGTAGGTACCGACCGACGAGATGGGTTTGCCTCGCGTCACCCCAGAGGGCTCGGCTTGGATAATGGTGACTTCGGTGCGGTAGCCCTCGGCCATGCTCCCGACAATCTTCACGTCATCAACGATGAAGGCGTGGTTCCAGTGGCTGGGCTTCTCGCCCCACCGGATACGCTCACCAAAGCGGATGCACTTGCCGAAGAAGCCGTTGGAGTGGGCGAAGCCGATGTCTCCAGGCTGGGGCACTTGGCTCATGCCTTAGGCGTGGTTCCTGCGGCCTTCACTGGCAGAGCGCCGAGGAGCCACGAGAACTTAGGGAACTTGACTTCGAGCTGGCGGATGATGCCGTAGTAGATCGTCGAGCCGAGGGGCAGGACAATCGCCAACTCCGCAGGGGTCAAGTGCTTCTCGGCCTTCGTCAGCCACGCCACGACGCTCGCCACGAGGACGGGGACAAACGTGCGGATGATGTTCTTCTGGTAGTTGTTCATGCTGCTTCTTTCTTGCTGCATTTGTGGCTGTCGGCCTCTAGAACGAGTGTCGGTAGCCGGTTGAACGGGATGCTCACTAATGGCCCCCGAGATAACACGACCATCTTAGAGCAACGGTCGCAGACGTAGATAATTTGTGCCATAGGGAGATAAGGATACAACCTCCCCTCGGCTGTTTAGTCAAGCGTTGGACGCTAGAGGATTTTTAGGTCATCCCAGCCACGAGGACTGGCCGACCTGCCGATAACGAGGGTCATCATCCCTGCCTGCGCGTTGGCTCCCGAGGTGGCCTGATACCACTGAGAGCCACCGTCCATCGCTGGCACTTGGAACACCTGCCGCCCAGTGCCTTCACTAGCGACGAAGTGGTGAAGGTGTCCGGCGAAGAGAATGTCGGCCTCAGAGACGCCGGTGCGCCCCATCGCTTGCCCCTTCCACCACGCTTCCATCTTGGCCTGCGCGTTGGTTCCCGAGCGGAACTGATGCCCGTGAGCGAACGAGCAGACCACGCCGTCGAGGGTCAGGGTGGCGGTAAGGTCATCGTTATTCAGCGCGTCGAGGGCGAAGGTCACTCCCTCGTATCGCTCGGGGTTGGCGGCGCAGATTTCAGCCACCGTCTCGAAGGCCGCATAGTCGCGGTTGTCGAGGAAGTTGGTGAACATCTTGCCGTTCTGCCGGTTCTCGCCGTGATTGCCAGGAACGCCGGTAGCGATGACGGCGCACCCCTCGTCCACGAACAGGTCAATGGCGTGGAGGATGAGCCGACGAGCGAGGCGGTCTTGCTCTCGGTCACTAAGATCCGCGAGGAAGGTCTGGGATGCGTACCAGTCACTCCGGCAACTCTCCACCAAGTCCCCGAGCCCCACCAGCGCGACGGTATCGCCCACGCGCCCCAGTTTCTTCAGCTCGCGGTATCGGGTGACGGACTTGTCGAGGGCGGTCAGGATGCGCTCGGTAGTCGCTGGGGTGCCTCCCCCTTCTCCCTTTCCTAACTGAAAGTCGGCCATCAGGCAAAGGTAGGTGGCGGTGGAAGTTGTTGTTTTGGCTTTCTTTGAGGGCTTGCGCTTCAAGACTTGCGCGAGCAGTGCCGCTACGTCGGCGGGGTCTCCGCCCTTTGCGCGTCGAGCGAACCGAGCCTTGTAGGAGTAGAGCCACACGATGTCGCGGTTGCCGTCCTCGGTGCGCTTGGACTGCTGCCACTTGGACATTCTGACGGTATCGTCCACGACATAGAACTCGGCAGGGTCAAGCCCGAAGCCTCGGAGCACGTCATCCCAGTCTGAGCGCAGTTCGATGGGACGATTGAGTTCGCCGGTCTGAAACTCGCCCCCGTCAGCGCCGACCTCGACGGACGAGCGCAGGGTCTTATCGGCACGAGGTTGGAACTCCCCTAGATCCGGTTGCACGAGCAAGCCTTCCGCCGATGGATGAAGACGGCGTTGAGGCGGAACTCTGCCCCACGCGCCTGCGCCCAGCGATGGATGTTGGACGTAGAGATGTCTGGCTCAGCGAGGGCGGCGTCAAGTTTCTCGCGCTCCTCGTCCGATAGGGTGGCAGTCCAGCGCCCGACGATGCAGGGCTTGACTTGCACTAGGTTCTTGAACTCCGACAGGTCAATAGGCATGGTTTCCTCCTCAGGTTTCCCACAGCCTAAGGCTATCAGAACCCTACGGGAGAGACCGTGATTTCGCCCTGCCAGACCGCCGAGGTCTTGGTGGTGTCCGTACCGCTCGATGGCTGGCCTGACCAGATGACGTTCCACACCCCAGCGAGGCCACTCGTCGAGAGGTTGGCGTAGAACACCCCAGTCGCGCCGTGTGTAATCGTGCCGGTGGGGTCGCCGGTGGGGTTCGTCCAAGTGTAGGTCTGGGGGGTCTGGCCTTGCACCGAGACCTGGAGCGTCACCACGTCAGGGTTCACGACCGTCCCTGAGATGCTGGTGAAGGGGTAGTCGGCAGTCGTGAGCTGCAGGGACGCGCCCTCGAAGAAGGTGTAGGAGTTGCTCATTGGTAGGTGGTTCCTTTCACAGTTCCGGCGTAGGCGGTTCCCTCGACGGTTGCTTGGTAGGTCGTGCCGGTGACTGCGCCCTGATAGGCCGTTCCCTCGACGGTGGCTGAGAGCGCGACGCCCTTGACGTATCCGGCGTAGAAGGTTCCCTCAACGGTGCCAGGGGAGGGGCGGTAGTGGGTGCCAGCCCCCGACGCGCTAAACGCCCCTGTGAGCGTTCCCGAGGCTGGGGAGTAGTAGGTGGCAGTTCCCGAGCCTGAGAACGAGCCTGAGAGGGTTCCAGTGGCAAGCAGGCGAGGCTGGGCGGTTGCGGAGAACGTGCCGTGACCCGAGGCCGTGACCACGATGTAGTCGGCTGTTGATCCGTTGAAAGTGTAGTTGCCCGAGCCGGTCGCTGAAAGCGTTGCCGAGCCGGTAGCCGAGCCCGAGAATGTCCCCGAGCCGTTGCCGGTGGCGATGACCGCGCCAGAGGTCGCACCACTGAACGAGCCAGTCCCCGAGCCGGTGAGAGGCAGGGTGGCGGTTGCCGTCGCGGTGCCGGTGAAGGTGCCGGTGGCCGAGCCAGTCGCTGGGAGCGTTGCCGTCGCGGTGCCGGTGAAGGTGCCGGTGGCCGAGCCGGTCGCGTGGTATTGCGTCTGCCCTGCGTAGAGTTGCCCGAGGTACGCTGCGCCTAGCCAGTTGGCTCCAAGCATTTAGAGCCTCCTAGAAGGTGATGGTGGACGAGTTCATGATGTTGAAGTCGAACACGACGTACTTGTAGATGCCGTTGGTCTGAACCGTAGCGGGGACGGTGCCGTTGAACTTGGGCGTTCCATTGTAGGCCGAGGCCAGCCAAGAGATGATGACCACGCCCCAGTTGCCGTTTGCGCCGGTGGAGTTTGCGTTGCCAGCGTAGCCACCGCACCCGTAGGTCGAGGGGCCAGAGGTCGAGCCTGCGGATCCACCGATGCAGTAGGTCACGGACGAGCCGGTAATCGTGTTCGCCAGTCCTGCGCCGCCGGTTGCGGCTGAGGCTCCTGCACCGCCAGCACCACCACCACCGGCTCCTGCGCCGCTTCCCGAGGCGGCTGTTCCTCCGGCGTAGACGTTGGTTCCCGATGCCGAGCCACCGACACCACTGGCCCTACCACCACCACCACCGGAGCCACCTGGGCCACCGTTGGTTCCTGAGGTACTACCCAGACCACCAAAGCCACCGCCGTTGGCGATGATGATTTTCTGATTGCCAAGTGCGCCGTAGGCGATAGACGAGGGGGTGCCCACTGTGCCAGGGTTCGGCGTTGAGCCACCCGTTCCGCCACCGCCCGGCACTCCTTCACGGATGTCGAGGACTGTGCCAGGGGTGATGCCACTGAGCTTGGGGCTGGTCACTCCACCAGTAGCGAAGGTCGCGGTCTGCACGAGGTCGCCTGCACCACCACCACCACCGAAGCGACCCGACCCCGAGCCACCACCGCCACCACCGCCACCGATGACGAGGTAGTCCAGCGAGAACGAGTAGAACTCGCCAAGTGCGTGCGCTGTGTTCGAGGCTCGGGTTGAGGTGAGTGGCATTAGAACTGTGTCTGGGAAGCGAGAACGGTGTAGGTGCTTGCGGCGGTCTTGATAATCGTGACGGTGTAGGCGTACATCGTCGAGAGGGCTGGGGTCGAGGGAGCGGAGCCACCCTGCCAGTTCACGGTCTGCGAGGTGCCGTCTACCGAGATGCCGGTGAGGTAGTAGGCGTTTGATGATCCGTTCGTGACCAGCACCGTGAAAGTGACTGCGCCACCGACCGCGAGCAGGGTGTTCAGCGCGACGCTTGAGGTCGAGGCCACGTTGAACGTGAAGTTTGCGCTCGGCGTTCCGGTGTTCAGAATAAGCGAGCCGTTGGTCGAGACGTAGACGTTGTAGGTTCCGTTCAGCGCGGTCGTATCAACGTAGGCCGTTTCCAGTGCCGACTTGAGCGTGGGGACGTTGAGCGTCGGCGTGGTAAGCGT